TTATTCCGAACAGGGCCACGCCGCCACCATCGATTCTGGCACTAAAACCGACCCTTCCATTTGACGCTTTTCGGGATGGGCTTGTAGGTAGTTACAGAAGACATCCACGAATTGCTTCATTACAACGCCCTCAGGAGAGCAGATGTGGGTGAATGTCGCATCCAGGTTATCTTGATAGGCATCCCATCGCTCTTTGCTGACATGTTCAGCGTCTCTTTTTTTCAAAGAAATTTGCGCGTCAGTTAGTTGTCGGTCGAGGGCGCCAGTTATGTAACCGGCGACCATAGGCTCGTTGGTTTTGCAGAGCTCCAATAGCCTGTTTCCGTCGTTGAATCCTGCCTCGGCTGACGATGCAGCAAGAACAATGATGGCAGCCAGAATCGCACGCATGAAAATCCCCCGTGAGTTGCGGGGGATGGTAGCCGAGCGGTGGGCGGAATCAACTGGCGGGCGGCTCCTCGATGGGGAGGGCGCGGATCGCGTCTGCGGCGTCCTGAGGTTCGGCAAAGTGGCATTGCGGATGGGCTATGAGTGAGGCTGCCCTGTCGCGCATTGTCTCCTGACCAGTTTTAGAGCCTTCAGCTCGCGCCGCATCAATAACTCGCTTCATTTCCGGAGTTTCGAGCTGCTTTTTGGCCCGATCTATGAAGCACTTCCATCGTGGCCCGCTTCGGAAAGGGCTAAAACTGTCATACGGGTCATATACAGGACATTCGTCTTTGCAGATTTTTACTGCCATGGCCTCAAGCAATGCATCCATCGCCTAGCCCTCCTGCTTCTGTTGGGCGAGGGCATTCGCTGCCGTTTCGTATGCTGGTTTTAAGCGTCGGTTCACAATGCCGTAGAGACTGCGGTCATCTTGATCCTCTTGTTCAGCCATCCTGTCGACGATTCCTTCAGCCTCCGCTGCGTGGAAACAGCCTATCACCTCATCAAGTGCGCTGCGCAATCGCTCCACCTCTGCCGCAAGCGCGGCCTCTTCAGAGCCCGATATCCGGCGCTGGACCTCTGCTAAAATAGTTCCGTTGGGAAACAGCGCTCGCAGAACGTCGCTGCTTCTCACATGGAACTTCCGTTGCACTCGACCACCGCCCCACGGCTTTTCACCGGCAACGCGATAGCTATTCAGATATATGCAGTGTGTGCTGTTGCCATTCCATGCGCAGATTTCGAGATCCACGCTTTCGGGTAAGTCAATCTTCTCCACTTCTCTTACTTTCGTTGGTTCATTTTCGCGCGCTCCACATCGGCGCGGGTAATCGGGGGTAATTCGTTCGCCTTGAGGCCCGCCGCCATCAGTTCCCACGGGGAGGGCGGCTTGAGTGGCTCAACCGCCTTAATCGTCACGAGTTCGATGAAGGAGAGTTGAGCGTCCATCTCACATGCCTCCAAACAGGGTTAGTTGCCGGTCGTCAGAAGGATTGCAAATTCCGAATAGACGTCTGGTCTCGGCGATCGTCGCAGTACCTTGAAAGAGAGGCTTGGTGGTGTGGGGATTGGGCCATTTCCAGCCGCCCCATATCTTCAAGCCGCTTTTCTGGTAGGCATAATCCACGGTATCGGGGCCACCACCGCCGCCGAACTCGCCAATCTCGTACCGCAAAGCCTCGGCCAACTCGGCATCGCTCATGGGCCGTTCCGCCCGTGCCGCCCAACGCTCCTTGGCGCCAGCCATGCTGCACACGGCGCGACGAAAGCAATATTCAGCATGCTCCGGCGTGAAAGGCTGGTCGGGGTCGATCGCCATGTTAGGCGACTTTGACCGTGGGTTTCACCACAATGATATTGTCGTCCTCACTTTCACAGCGAACATCGATGGTGACGTTCTGGCCGGTGAGGCGGGCGAGGCGGAATGCGATGCCGCGAGCGGTGCTTTCGCATTCCATGGGAACATCAACGCCGTCTGAGAAGGCTTCGTCGCCTTTGAACTGGTTCGGGTCGATGTAGTAGGTGGGGGCAGGCTTGCAGGGTGCGGTGAAGCGCATTTCGCAGGCTAGTTCAAATTCTCTTTCGGCATCCATGTCCTCGCTTTCTCTTGGTTATGAGGAATAGTGCCACGTATATTTTAGGTTGTAAACATAATTATATAGTAATTTAAAGTTTAGTGGTCGACTCCATAGAGCGCGACTTCGCACATCTGGTACCGGCTTATCATGGCATAGATGGAGACGATCTGATGGGGTGTCGGCGTTGCGTGGGGCTTGGCATCCTCAAGCACGACCCTCAGATGGGCACCTGTCAGCGCACGGGGATTGAGGACGGCAACCGTGCCGTTCTTGTTCAGCAGGACGTCAAAGAAGCGCGGGGCATAGGTTTGCTTGTAGATTTCCAGCAGCATCAGCGGGGGAACCCGTTGAAGATCACCGTGCACTTCTTGTACCGGTAAATCAGCCGGAAGAGGGTTGTCACCTGCATTCTGGAAGGCCGCGCAGCCGTGTCGACGAGAATTATCAGCCTTCCCTTGGCTCGGCCACCTCCTCGCCACGTGGACTCCCCGTTTGGCCCGATGAGAACGTCATATTCTGTCGGCGCGGTCTCTCCGCTCTTGTGGATATGCAGGTTCATCCTGTCCCTCGGATTTGGCGTGAATCCTAAGGTTAGGCGAAATCTGCGTCCGGCGAATCCCCCTCTGACCGGACTCTTTTTGGCACAATTCGGGGTAGTGCAGAATCTGGCTCGACGTTAAATCAGTCCACCCCGGTCTCTGCCTGCCTGCGCCCGTAAGGGTGGAGCGGGTGGGGCGCTTTGGCGCCGGGTGCAAATAACTACTTAAAGATCGGCCGCCAGTAGTTGTTCAACAGGTCATTGGCAGACATTTCTACCATATGGACGTCAGGGGCGGCATTTGTGTCCAGCGTCCGGAAATCGGAAATCATCTTCAACTTGATCGGATGGAGGTTCGTATCGCTCATGCCTAAGGTCGTCGCAAAAATCGTCTTCCTGCCATAAACATCCTCTGGAACAAGAAGCTCCATGTTCATATCGGCGAAACTGAATCCAAGGAAAACGATGTGTTCAGCGTCGTTGATGAGCTGCTTCATCTTTTTGACTATTACGTCGGAGACCAACTTTTCACCGAACGTCTGGACTTGATTGGCAGCAGCCGCCAAGTGTTGAGGGTTCTTGTGGGAACCAAACGGTATCGTTGGAGCCGATCCGCTTCGGCTGGGATATCCACCCACCCTGCCGTAGGGATGGATGACGCTCAGGGTGCTCGCAAGCTTGTGGGCTTGGACCTTGTCGATCAGAAAGTACGTTTCCAGGTAGTGCGGAAGAAAGTGCTCGATGCAGCGGTCATAATTGAAGGTGATGATAGATACGTCGTGAAAAAGGGCGGCAAAATCACCCCGGACGACCTCTTCCGACATCAACTTGCAGAAGGTGTTCATCCAATAGGACTCGGCCTTTTCCAGCAGCATATCGCCGTTGGCGTCGAGCTGGATTTTACTCCTGCCTTCTTCCTCCAAGATCACTGATGCTATCGCCAATTTCCCCATAAGGAGAATGTCTTCATCAGCCCGATGAGTTGCGAGGAAGTTGTCGATGGAAAGGGCGCCATGCATCGCGCGTGAGATGTCGGTAGCTGCTTTGAAATAGCGATTGATATCGAGGCTATCGGAACGCTGATTATAAATATCGACCAGTGCCGCGCCGATTTCATTCTTATTGAATCCCTTCGAGCTGAACGATAAAGCCTCGATTATCTTCTTTTTCAGCTCATATCCGGTTGGCAGGCCGACTTCAGTGCTGGCGCCAGCGCCGACGATGAAAACCGTATTGTGTTTGAACATATGAGCCTCTCGCTGCCTAGAAGTTGCAATAGAGGCTGAGTCGGAGAAAAGAAAAAGCCCCCGAAGGGGCTGGATACATGCTCGCCTACGAGCGTAGCGGATATTTGGCGAAGGAGTCAGGACTCGAACCTGAACCGCACGGTTTTGGAGACCGGCAGGATACCATTTCAACACTCCAACATTGCACTGGCAGGGCGTTATTCCTGCTGGGCATATTAAGCGGCACCCTTCGTCCGCCATGCGTCCTGACCACTAAGCTTCTAGAATCTTGGTAGTTGCAGGCCAACCCGTCGCGACTGCGCTTCTACTTTCAGCGCCGCAGTGCTCTCAGAATCTGGCACCGCAGTTTCTGACCGTCAAATAAAATAAGGCCCCCGAAGGAGCCTTACGAGATGATTGCTATGTTGAGCAGCATGTCGAGCGGGTCGTGCTCATATACCTTCATAAACAGATGGGCTTTGGTCGTCCCGTTTATCGCAATGAGAAACCGAATGGCTTCCAGCTGGTCCAGCGTCATGTCGGGCTTGCCCTTCTCATACACGACCTGAATCAGGTCGTGTAGGTTTTCACGCGGCTCCGGCGCCATCGGGTAGATGCTGCCCTCTCGGTCGATGTAGGCATCGTACAGTGCCGGATGATCGGTGCCGGAGGCGTAGAGTTCAATAAACATGATGTTGCTCCATAAAAAAGGCCCCGCACATTCGCGTGCAGGGCCAGTGAACCGCCGATCGCCGGGAGGACGCGGGGCGGGATTGGTCGGGCATTTTTTACATGCGGCCCGTGCGCATGAGAGCCTTTCGACCTATTGCCGTCATGGCCCTTGGTCGGCGTGGTAGCGATAAGTTTTCAGGCATCTGGAAGAGCGGGACGGTTTACCTCAGCCCCGCAAGAGGAGATGAAGGATCACCTCCCTCCTTAGTGGACGGTCTCAAAAGCCTGCCACTGCAAGCAGGGGCATTCCTCGACCTTGCAGTTTGCGCAGGGCTTCCTGAAGTCCTTGGCGCGGTTCGCCGTCATTCGTGGCGGCAAGTCAGGTAATTCAAACTGGTCCTCGATATCCTCCCGAAGATGGTTTGGTTTAACGCTCATGATGTTGCTCCTGTTGGATGCAACTGAATCATGACCGGACCCAGCGAGCCCGTCAAAGTATACTTTATAGCTTTAAGGAGCGTTCGGAGGCACAACGAGGCGCGAGATGGTAGTCATCACGGCGGCGCGAATTTATGGATTTCATTCCACGGCAGAGATCGACTTTCGCGGATATACTCATCATTAAGCAAACCGCCGTCGCGAGCCCGAAAAACGAGCCTGACATTTTTATAGTCGATATCGGGCGCGGGGGGATAACCCTCTTTGAACCAGCCCATGAACCAGGTCTTCCAAATGCGGCAGTACCCGATCTGCTTCAACATGGCGTTGTAGCGGCGAGCATCGGACTCCGAAACGTCGACCCGTGAGAGAACGATGAGGTTACCGAGGACTTCGTTAAACCTCATGCTGTCAATAGTCGTGCTCGGTAGCCACAATGTGAGCCTGTCATGTGCCGCGACAGCTTCGTCCATCGCGTGGATTACCTTCCTTCGGTAGGAAGGCCGGTCTAGCGCCTCGAAGCTGTAACCAAGATCGGTTGCGTCGACGACGATCATTTGATGGTTTTGGATCGACCTCAGGTCGAAGCCGATATAACCGTCCGTGACATCAATCGTCTGACAGAGATCCGACCATTTGCCGTAAAACGCCTCGAACGTGCGATTAAGGTCGGAAGCGGTCAGTGCTTGTTGCGCGAAGGCTGCCTGCGTTTTTGTTTGCCATGCGGCGTAAGCTGAAGCCACAGCCGAGACTGCGGACAAGGCAATGCCAGCAACAATCGAATATCTCTCGAATCTATTCACGCAGCGTCTCCCCGAGCCCACAGCAATATAGATGCCGTTCGGGCTGGGGATAACTTTTAGTTGCCGTAATCCACAACCTGACTCATCGTGAGTGGAAGGGGTGCGGTCCGAAGCCCGCATCCCGCCTAATTCAACTGATGCTTCGGAGGCAAAACAAAAGAAAGTCTTCGGATGTGGAACGTCCTATTTTACTCAAAGCCCACGATGTTCGTGGCATTTTAGACGGCAGACAGACGCAGCTCCGCCGTATCGTCAAGCGCCAGCCAGAAGATGGAAGAGTGATGAAGCCGCGCCGCAATCGCGCCGGGAACGTCGTCTGGATGAGCTGGAAAGGAAAACCCGAAAACGCTGATCCTGTGACAGGCATTTACGGTGCCGGTTGGGATCTGTGCAAATGCCCGTACGGCGAAAGAGGTGATCGCCTTTGGGGGCGTGAGACATGGACTGACAATCAGGGAAATTCATGCCCCATGTATCGTGCAGACCTGCCCTTGTTCATCCCCGCTGACCGAACTGAGTTCGGGGATGATGTTCAGATGAACCCAGAAGATTATACGTGGACATCGTCCGTGCATATGCCCCGCTGGGCTTCCCGCATCCTACTGGAAATCGTCAGCGTGCGGGTGGAGCGGTTGCAGGATATCTCCCGCAAGGATGCAGCAGCCGAAGGCGTTTGTCTGCGTGATGAAGACAAGCCTTGGCCGAAGTGGTGCCGTCCCGACAAGTGGCCGGAGGAAAACTTCTTGCGCCTCTGGGACAGCATTCATGGCGAAATGAGCCATATGGCCAACCCGTGGGTCTGGGTGGTCGAATTCAAGCGGGTGGAGGCGTGATGGAAAACCCTTCCTACTACGCCATCATTCCCGCCAACGTCAGGTATTCCTCCATCACTCCCAACGCCAAGCTGCTCTACGGCGAGATTACCGCGCTTTGCTCAAAAAGCGGAGTTTGTTGGGCCTCAAACGGCTACTTTGCCGCCCTGTACGACACTAGCCCCCGCGCTGTTCAACGTTGGATATCCGAATTGAAGGATGCCGGGTTTCTGGCTCTCTGCGGACACCGAAATAACCCTGCGACAAGGGGTATGAAGATTGCGTCACCCCCAGACAAAATTGTCGTGGGGTCGGACGAAAGTGTCATGGGGACCCCAGACAAAATTGTCACCCATAATAATACAAGTCTGAATACTACCACTTCTCATAAGACGAACGAACCGAAAGCCTCCACTCGTGCCCTCCCTGCAAGAAGCATTGCAATCCTTCTCGAAGACCTTGCCGAAACACCCGACGAATTCATTGCCAGCGCAGTCAATAAGCACGGCTTTCGACAGCCCCTCATTGATGACGAGTGGGCCAAGTTCCGAAATCACCACATCAGCGCTCGTTCCAAGCACACTCGCGTCGACCTCTGCTGGGACACCTGGTGCCGTAATGCTGCCAAGTGGAAAAGAGGAGGCGCGGCGGCTGCTGCTGGAGCATCCGGACAAGGTGGCGGCAAACGCTACGACCCTGTGGCTGCCGCTAAAGGTAGGGCAATGGCTGAGCTCTTTGGAGAACGCCCCGAAGGACATGGAGGGTCGGCCGCTGAAGCAGATTCCGATGCCTGTCCTTTCGGAGGAGGAGCAGAGACAGTTGACGCAAGCTTCGTGGATGTTAGCCCAAGCCATGAAACCGGCCAGCGAGCAGCCGGAGGCGCTGATGGAGGCAATCCAGATCGCCATGAGTGAGCTGCGTTACCGTTCCAAGGCCAGCGAGGAACAGCACACGCTCAATCTCAAGGTCTGGATGAATGCATGCCAGCAATTCCCTATCTGGGCGATCCAGAAGGCCGCGGATTGGTGGAGCAAGGGCGCCCGCGACGGAGATGAACTCGGGCATTTCCTGACGGATGTGCGGCTGGCTGTGGGACATTCGGTTTTGTCTCGTCAACGCCAGTTGCAGCTGTTAAATCGATAGCAGGTTGCACTGAGGGGGTGTTGGCGGTTGGAGTCTTATTGGCGGTCGAGCTATAGCACCTTTCCGAAATTCCTGTGCCCACGTTGCTCATCGGGCAGGTTGATTACCCAAGAGGAAAACCTGAAGTCTATCGAGACAGGTTATTCTCTTCGTGAGCATTCGGATGAGGATTGGGAGCCGGAGTGGATTACCGAGCGGTTTACTTGCTTCCTCGTTTGCGACAAGTCCTCGTGCGGGGAAGTTGTTGCAGTGTCAGGGAGAAGTTCCCGTTCTTACCACGCGCAATATGACGAGCATATCGATGAAACGGTTGAATCACACGGTCATTACTTCGCCCCGATCTCCATGCACCCGGCGCCCCATATTATCGGCGTTTCGAAAAAGCTGAATAAGGTCTGCAAGAATGACCTAGAAGCGTCGTTTGCGCTTCTGTGGGCTGACCCCGCCGCCTGCGCCAACAGGCTCAGGACATTCATTGAGCATCTTTTGGACCAATTCGAAATTCCTCGGAAAGATATCAACAAAAAGGGCGAGGAATATACGCTCAATCTCGTGCAGCGCATCGACAGGCTGGAAAAGCTGAAGCCCGGTCATGACAAGACAATCAAGGCCCTGAAGAGGGTGGGAGATTACGGTACTCACCAGGGCAAGGCGAAGTTTGATACCCTCCTCAAATGCTACGAACTGCTGGAAGCCGCCCTTGCGGACATTGTGGACGGCAAAAAGGCTCGTTTGGACAAGCTGATAGCTGAGCTGATGGGCACCGACGACGATTTCTAGCCTTGACTGCCATGAACGAATAGAGAACATATGCGCCCATGAGCAGGCGCAAAGGTGAACTCACTCCCGCTGCCATCGATCGCGGATGGCCCTTTCAAATAGCCCTTCCAGCTGAGCTGTCGCTTGGGAAGCTGGGCGAGGAGCAGGATGCATTCTGCGCCAAGCTGATGCGCTGTAGCCGCTATCACTCGGTGTTTCATGACGACAAACACTACCTCGTCCACTGCTTTGCGACGAAGGCGGGCGCTCAGACGTTTCAGGAAAGATTCGGCGGGGAGTGGTTCGATCCGCGTGAACGGGGCAGGGGTGTGAACTGGAGCCGTTGGAATAAGGGCGGCACTGTCAAATCTGTCAGTTGATCTGGAAATCGGCCGCTGCTTTTATCGCGCCATGGACACAAAACTCACAGACCTCAAATTGAGACCGGCTCTTCTCGCGGAGCTGTTGCAACTCGGATTCGAAACCTCCGGCGATATGGCACACCTGTCGAATGCGCAATGCCTGCGCATTCCCGGCATGGCTGGCAGGGACTGGCGCAAGATAGCGGCGGCGATGGGGAGGGAGCCCTTCACCGACACGCGGAAGAATAGCGCCCCAGATTCGGGATTATGATGCCTTGGAGCGGCTAAAGCCGGAGAAGGCCCATACGAATGCGCCACCGATAACCAGCACGCTCAGGGGACCACCAACGGCAAAAGCGATCGCACGAGCCAAGCTGAGCCAAGGTTGGGGGGCTGGGTTGTGATTAATAGGAAGGTTCAGTTTTTCATAGAGCCTGTCCGATAGGTCGTCATCAGTCAGGTCTTTGTATTCGGGATACAGCGTCCGAAACTTCGGAAGCTCATACCAGCACGTGTCGAACGGGTTGACGTCGGTCTGAGATCCCTCGGGTGAATAGTCTGTCTTGAGCGTACCGCGAGCTTGGTCGCAGATAATGGGAACCATCAGGGTATCGTTGGACATGCTCTTCTGTAGACTGGCAGAACGGAAATCCGCGATGATGCCAGGCACCGTTACGATCCCGACTGCCCCAGCGAACATTATAGAGAGAACCAGCCAGAGCCGGAAAAGCCCGCGCTTGATATTCATTTAAGTCCCCCAAAGCTGGGTGAACTATACATAGCGCCACAGGAACGTCCAGATTGACGAGGTGACTGAATACCCCTCAATATCAGGGGGTGAAGTCCTTCTCCGCCATCCTTCCTTTCCCTCCCTCGGTCAACAATCTGTTCCTCAACGTCACCCGTGGCGGTCGCGTCAAAACCGCAAAGTACAGGTCATGGGAAAAAGAAGCGGATGCTATGAAGCCAGAGGACATTGTGAGCCTTCAGGGCGACGTTGTGGCTGTGTATGTGCTGGGGAGACCTGATAAGCGGCGCCGCGATTGTGAAAACTGCTCAAAAGCGATTTCGGACACTCTCACGCGGTGGGGCGTGTTTTCAGACGATAGCCAGATTGTCGACATCCGGCTGCGGTGGGGTGCGCTGGACGAAATAAAACCCGGACAGTGCCGGGTTGAGCTGGTCGAGGCTGTCTAAGCCCGATTTTTTTGGAGGTATGCAGCTCGTCCACCGCGATATACTCGCTTCTGCCTCGGCTGTTGGGCTGGCGGCGAAGTAGCATTGCTGGTCAATCGGGGCGCGATGTCGTTGATGCTGCACGACACGACCTCGCAGATTTTCAAAAGCGTCTGCACTCGCGGCTTTGCTCCGGAGAAAAGCCACTCGTAGACCCGGAATTCGTAGATATCGATGTCACGGGCAAAGCCGGACAGGCTGTGGTACTTCTTGTCGATCAGCCGTGCGAGGGCGCGTCGGTCAAAACGGCGTTGGAATGCTTTGTAAATGTCGGTCATGACGTCCCTCCATCGCCATCGCGCGGTTTTACCCGCTCACATTTGAAGCAACTCTTCTCCATGGATAGGGCTTACCAAGGAATCTGATCATCGAATGGCGCATCTTCGCTCACCTTCTTGGCGACCGGTGCCGTCGCCTTGCGGGGTTCGGCAGGCTGGTCATCCTTGCCGCCCAGCAGCACCATGCGTTGCACGGTCAGTTCCAACGTCTGACGGGTCGCGTCGTCCTTGTCTTTCCATTCCCGCAAGGTGGGCTCACCGATGAACATGGCGGCATCGCCCTTTTTCAGGAAGTTGACCATGGCTTCGCCGGTCTTGTCGAACGCGACTAGGTTCCACCAAGTCGTCTTCTTGTTGTTCCCGTAGCCAGTGCTCACTGCCAGCGAAACAGAGGTAATATCGGTACCGGAGCCGGTGCGGCGGGTTTCGGGATCACGGCCGAGGTGGCCGATGAGGGTTGCTGATGCATGATTTGGCATCGTCTATGCTTTCATTAGTTTCTTACGGCTGACGGCAAGCGTGTAGGACGGCTTGACCTCATGCCCTTGCTCGGTGAGCCATTCGCCCACCTTGCCTCCATCAAGCACCAGCTTCACTTCTTCGGTGAAGCATGATGCCGGAATCTCGTTTTTCGGATAGCCATACTGGCGCTCGACCCACGCGGCGCTGATGGTCTCGCGCTTCAAGTCGGATTGCCAGCCATTGTGCTCGATGCGGGTTTCCCCGGTCGATACCTGGCGGTTCAGCAACTCGCGGCGGATGGGCTCCGCGCGGGCCTTTGCTTCGCCCTCAAGGCTGATGCATTCGGTCAGCTCATCTAGCAGCTCGATTTCCGACAGGTCGTTAAGTTTGCGGTCTTGCACCTTACACCTCCACGCCTAAGCCGGAGATTTCAGCGTACAGGTCGGGATACTTGCGCTTCACCCATCGGAGGGCTGTTACCTCATCGGGGTTTTCCTTCAGCCATTCCGCCTGCTCGAAGCTATCGAGAGGGGCGAGGTTGGTGCGTATATGTCCAATCTTACCTTCAGCCTTAATGCGATCGGCTTTCTCCTTTTCGGAAGGGCCGGATAGGGGCTGCGCCTTGGAAGATTTCGCCTCGTCGGCCATCTCTTCCTCGGAATAGATATGGCCATGGATGTTCATCAGCTTGAGGATGACGCGATCCTTGGCGCGTTTCTCGGCCATCGCGTAGGGGTAAGCCTGCTGAGTATTCTTCGGCGTGGCCTCACCGATGCTCCATTCCATGCGATCCTTCAATCGGCCAGCGACGACGAGCGCGACAGAGACGCCTGCCTGATGTTCAAGAACGGTGGGAAGGTCGAATTCAATGCCTGCCTTGGCGGCGACGATCTCAAGATCACGGTGCTTGATGAGCCATTGCTTGGATTGGGCATGTTGCCAGACGGCGTCTGCTCGGCCGTCGAGATAGTCCGCAACCAGTTTTTTGATGATGTCAGGGGTGGCGCCCTGTTGTTGGGATGATGCCATCAACCTCTCTTTCTACTGGTTGACGACCGGTGGGATGGGGAGGGGATAGGGGCCAAATTCGGCCTCCATCTCGGCATTGATAAAGTCAGTATATGCGTCGCTGGCGCGGCTCATGGCTGTAGTCTCCTGATTGTTATGAGTATTGCGATAATCGCCAAAGTATATTGAGCCGGTATATTTCGCTAGTCAACTTAAAAGTTACTACGAAAATATGTTTACAACCTAAAATATACGTGAGAGGCTGCTCTTGTAACCAAAGGAGAACAACATGTACGACATCAACCAGCCTATATTTACTTTTGCAGGGGCGCTCGTTCCTGAAGCTAAGCCTTCCAAATTCCGCAAGACCATGCTGGCCATTTGCGCCGGTCTGCTGCTGGCGGCGCTGGCAATCTAATCAATCCAAGAGAAAGCGAGGACATGAATGACAAGCAAACCCTGACACTTGAGGTAGGGAAGTATTACCGGACACGAGATGGGAAAAAGGCGTATGCCGGCTACGTGATGGCCGAAAGCCCCTTCAATGGCAGCAAGCCGTTGTATCCAGTCTCTGGTTGGGTGGACGGCGAGGCGATGCCTCAATGTTGGAATTTGGACGGCTCGCTGCACGAGCCTGAAAATGAGCACAAATTTGACCTCGTTGCCGAATGGATCGAGCCGAGACGCATCAAGGGATGGGTTGCGGTTGGTGCTGAGACGGGTAGCCACGTGCGTTGCACCCATATTCACCCTTCGAAAGAGGCGGCTATTAGATACCTCAGAGGCCCTTCCTATAACGACAATACGTTTGCCGTAATCGAGATCGACGTCCTTGAAGGCACCGGTCTTGAAGGGGAGGTGGCGTAATGGCTCGTACCAAGCATGCAGAATTGCCAGACTGCCAACCCGTTCCGCTGAAATTCAAAGAGGTGTCGCTTGAAAATGGCGCTGGTAATCCGCTCTGTCTTTGCCGCCGTTGTGAAGGCGACGGCCGAATTTGCACCGCTGAGAAGCGATCGATCGACAAGCATGGCAGCACTGCATTTGAGACATTGAAGGAGTTTGCTGGAAAGTATCGCCGCCAACGGGAGCGCTCCGGGTGGGTAGTCAAGTCTGATACGTGCCCCGACTGCAAAGGCGCTGGCCTGATTTGCAAAAAGGGAGCGGCGTAATGAAAATCCTCTCCCTCCTAAGCAAGCTTTGGCAGGCCGAACGGCCGAAGCCGCCAACGATATCGCAGGTGGGCGTTCAAGCCCGAGCAATTCGCCATCTCATCGCACGCGGCAACATCGATGCGCGCACGGTGTTCCTCATGGGGACGACCGACGCCCATAAGATGTTCACCCGGATGCGGCGCATGGGCCTGCTGTTCGATGCCAATGACCCGAACGGCCACACCCTCGTTCCCAACAAGTCCGGAAGCGGCCAATTCCGCCGCCACAAATGGACGGGCAAGCTGCCTACTGGCTGGGCTGACCTGAAGCCGTGCCCCGTCGCCGGACAGGTGGAGCGCCGTCCGCGCACCGCAAATACGAAATAACCGAAAGGCAAAACATGAAATTCCAAACAGTCCAGATCGTCACAGCTGACGAGCTGCTGAAGCACATTGGCCAGGTGGTCGAGGCCAACCATACAGTCAGCAAGAGCGGCGGGAAGCGGGGAGGCGTCATGAAGACGGCGCGTCACTACGGTATCCGGCCGCAAGAGCTGTCGAACACCATCAACGGCTCTTTGACCCCGCCCAAGCGCATTCTCGAAGTGGAAAACCTTGAAAAGCAGGTTTTCTATATCCGCAAGGGGAGCAAGTCCGATGAATAGCTATACCGATGAAAGCGGGTTTGACGGGGTTGTGCCGGCGCATCCGATTGAGTGCGAGGGGACGGCTCTTCCAGATGCCATTAGCGCCGAGCCTGAGGAGGGCTCAACCACCATCAAATTGAAAGGAAAGGATGCTGAAGCTTTTGTGACCCGCCTCGAACAGCCAGCGCAAATGAAACCGGAACTGGTCAAATTGTTCAGCGCCGGGCCGGTAGCGATGGTGGGGACGGGGTACGAAGAAGAAGTAGTATCTGAGCTTTGGGACATATCCTTAGAGCGCCATCGGGCTGGAATATGGAATGAAGATGGAGCGATCTCGGCCATTCTTGCCAAGCACAGCCAACAAGCAGTGACAGAAGCCACGATGGGTTTAGTGAAGGCTTTGAAAAACGCGCGCCTCTATGTGGAAGTTGTGGAAAAGGAATTTAACAGTCCCACAAACCACGCGGAGGGAACATTGAAAGTCATTGACGCCGCGCTGGCGGTTGCTGCCCAGCGGGAGGCGTCCAATGGCTGACCTTATCCAATTCCTCGACGTCATGCTGTCGCCAGTCGGCATTCTGACGATGGTCACTGTCTTCTGCGCTGGCGGATTCGCTGGCGCAGCTCTTGTGGGAGGGCGGGGGTGATGGTGCTTGACACGCATCGCCTTTTCGCCTGCTGGCTTATCTTTATGACTGGAGACATCATCGCCAATGCTCGGTTATTTACGACCGGGTGGTGGCTCTGTTTCGTCGCATATTTCATCTTGATCTATGCGGCGGCGTATAAACCTAAGTAGATGGCGGGTTGCCCCATGCGCTGCTGCCTCGCGGTGCACGAGGCAGCTACGTAGCTTTCCTCAATCATCGAGTTGGAGCGCTCTTGGCTGCCTGCTGGCGGCAATCCGTTCTTCACGGGCTTTCTCAGCTGAGACACGATCCTCTGTGACGGTCACGCTTACAACATAGCCGCCGACGTCATTAACTTTGGCCATGATCTCGCCGATTGGCGTGCTGGTGGGAAAGGTCCACGTTTCGCGGCTGGGGTAAGAACGGTAGACAGTCGACCCGTCCTGTTGGTCTCTGCCATCCTCTTCGCGGTTCATGATATCTGCGGTGACGACGTAAAGCATTTCGGTCATGACATCTCCTCGGGTGATTTGCTTCAGCCTATAGAACAAAAGGGGACTCCCGCAAGTCGAGAGGAAAGTCTGGTGCGTCCGACCCACAACGTCGGCGCCATAGATTTATCTGGCCTAGAATCAGGTATAGATCGATAAAACACCGGGTGGGATGGGCATGAGAAAAGCTATACTGACGGTATTGGGGGTGCTCTTCGCCAGCAACGCTACCGCAATGGACGCCAAAGAACTGGCTCACGCCTGTACCAACGACCTACTTGAGGCTGCCACATACATCACTGGCTTTCTCGATACATGGAGCGAGAATGACATGGCCATGGTGATTGTCGAGGCTTATGTGTCCGACAAGGAATCGCTCAAGGTCATCCGTCACGCCTTGGTCGGGAAGTTCTGTATCCCAGAGAAGACCTCGACCGCGCTGGCAATTCGGATTGGCTGTGACTGGGTCGAAACCCATCCGGACAAAGGCGATTTGACCGCTCCGCGTGCGCTGTTCGCGGCCTATAATGCGGCGTGGCCATGCCTGTCCGATCAGTGATTTAAGAACGCGCAGCTGGTTTGGACAGCGGGCGATGAGATTGGATTGACCGCTGCATCTTTCCGTTGCAGTTTCCGATAAATCTGCATTTTGAAGCCATTGAGGCACGGCAATTGGGAAAGCGAGCGTTTACGGCGGCAGAGCGCTGGGCAGTGTGGACCGTTCATGGCGAGAAGTGCTACCTCGATGGGCACCCTGTCGATCTCCTATCAATGCAAGTTGACCATATTATCCCCGAGTCGATTGCGGACGATTCGCAGAGGCTGGCCGAGGTTCTGAAAGAATTCGGTTTGCCCGAGACTTTCGAGCTCAACTCTTATGAAAATTGGATGCCCGCATGTGGCAAGCATAACAATCTGAAGAGGGCAATGGTGTTTAAGCCGTCGCCACTCATCCAGGTTCATCTGCAGAATGCCGCTAAAAAGGCGAAGAAGGCTCGCCGCATCGAAGAGCAAAGCATCAAGAACAAGGAAATTGCGAAAGCTCACAACATCCTTTCTCGGGAAGCGGAAACGCTTGGGATTAGCGATGAAGATCTGGCCTTTTTTCTAGGGAAATTGCTTGAAGCGCGCGGTACTCAGCGGAAAATAGTGACGCATAAGCCGATGATATTGCCGGCGCCAAGAGCTTCGGATTTCCGTATTTATAAGCGGTTTTACACGCTGTTAGGGCTAACAGGCGTGGCGTCAGCTGGTGTGGCGGTAGCAATCGGCTGGCAAGCGATAGCTATCCTTTTATTTTCGGCCGCTCTATTCGGTGTCGGCGCAATTATGATTTTCGCGGCTACACGCAAAACGCTTAAAAGGAAGGTTGGGCTCGACGAAGGAAAGGAAAGTCGAACGTTCAGTACTCCTAGAAACGAGAAGAGTGATATTCGACTGACGCCGACGATGTCGATTTCTCCTGAAAGGGCTCGCGAGCTGATTAGATCAGCGCGGCATCGATAATAGCGATTGCCAGCGGAATCTAGGTGCGGCAGGATTCTGGTGTGACTAACACCGTAGGCCGCCCGTTAACGACCATCGCCGATCTGGCGGAAAACTGGCGCGACGTCATGCACACCATCTATGCAGACGGTGGCAGCGATGCAGAGGTCAAAGTCGCGCTCGCCATCCCTCCATCCCGGGCCATAAGCAATATGCTTTGGGACGATTTGCAAGCCAGAGAGCCAGAATTTTCAGAAGCCATAAGGGAAGGGCGAATCCTCGCTGAGATGTGGTGGCAGCGAAAAGGCCGGGAAGGGCTCTTCACCTACGAGGGCGTGAAGTTCAGTTCCCAGCTCTGGTTCATCAATATGAAGAACCGGTTTGGCTGGAAAGATAGGCAGGAAGTGGAACACTCTGCGGATAAGAATGCTCCGCCGGTGTTTACACTTAAGATTGACAACTCCTAGCGCTGTGCAACTATCTTGTGAACAGGCCGAGGAGGATGGCTATGTCTGATAGTGCAAAATGTAAAGAAAGAGAAAACACTTATCTCGCAACTGTTGAGCACGACATCGCGCATTATAAGAAAAAGAGACGCTGCGCGAGAAACTTATACCGAGTAGTTAGTGTATTTATTCTAGTGTTATCTGCAATTGCGCCCCCTACAATAGCCTCGTCCGATAAGGGGTTGTTTTTATTTAATACCAATATTGCACCCGGGACTTTAGTTTCGATTTCAGTACTTATTACGGTCGCAACTGGCATCGCGAACGGCTTAATGTCACTGTACAGGTGGAATGAGCGGTGGCGAGACGCTTCACTCACTTATCGAACCATCGAACGAGCTAGGGATGAATATCTTGATGCCACGGTAGATTTCGAATGTGGTAGCGATCAGCAGAAAGCAGCTATGATAGCTTTCAGAAACGTGGTTGAGGCCGCCAAAACTAGCGAACGTACGAGTTTCTTTGAGGCGGTTGTCTCCGACAGGACCAGAGAGGCAAAGCAAGGTTAGGCAGAGCTGAATATAGTTGGGTAGGGATTTGGAAACGAAATTCGCGAGAAAGGTTGATTGGCGTTTGTAGGCGGGTATTTTTCGAGACATAGTCATGTATTGGAGAATTTCTATACCTATAATCGACCTACGCTCTATCAGAAGCAATCTGACGCATTCTTTAACGCCGACCGTTATTCTTGGATTGAAGGGAGCACAAAGAGCGGCAAGACCGTCTCTTGTATGGCGTGGCTGTTTGAGCAAGCGCTGTTCCTCGGTAAGGAGGGACGAGAGTTCTGGTGGGTAGCTCCGGTATCCGGGCAGGCCGAAATTGCCTTCAACCGGATGAAGCGCGGCATACCCAAGGGTATCATCCGAGGCATTATCTCAAGCCAAGGCGCCCAAACGATCACTCTCATCAATGGGGCTGTTCTGCGGTTCAAGTCCGGGGAGAAGCCAGACAACCTCTACGGTGAAGATGTTTGGGCCGCTGTTCTGGACGAAGCCAGCCGTATGCGGGCGGAGGCCTTCTATGCTGTCCGCTCGACCCTCACCGCCACCCGTGGCCCTGTTCGTATTATCGGGAACGTCAAAGGCCGTAAAAACTGGTTCTTCCTTGGTTGCCGGAAGGCCGAAGGTGGGGAACCCGGCCACTCATACCACAAGATTACTGCCCTTGATGCTGTTGCGGCCGGTGTGTTCCCGCAAGAGGAGCTTGACGACGCCCGCCGCGCTTTACCTGATGCCGTCTTCCGCGAGCTTTATCTCTGCGAGCCGAGCGATGACGGCGGCAACCCCTTCGGCCTACAATTCATCCGCCAGAATATTGCACAACTTTCGAACAAGGCACCTGCGGTCTTCGGCGACGACCTGGCTAAGTCCGTGGACTGGACCGTGTTGCATGGCCTCGATGAAGATGGCGTGACTTGCAGCCACACCCGATTCCAGCTCCCTTGGGAAAACACCATCGACCACATCAAGCTGATTTGTGGCAGCACTTACACGCTGCTGGACAGTACCGGCGTGGGCGATCCCATCGTTGAACGCCTACAGAAGACGGGAAGCAATTTCGAAGGCTTTAAGTTCTCGGCACCCTCTAAGCAGATGCTGATGGAAGGGTTAGCAGTTGCCATCCAACGCGGTGAAGTGCAGTATCCAGATGGTGTTATCGTCTCGGAACTGGAAAGCTTTGAGTACGAATACACCCGGACAGGTGTTCGCTATTCGGCGCCGGAAGGCAGCCACGACGACTGCGTGATGGCTTTGGCCTTGGCAGTCCATGCGAAGAACACCCGACCCGCACAGCCACAAGTGATTGCATTGTAGAGTGAAGTTTTTAGGTCGGTTTTTCTCGAAGGCGGCGGCACCGTCCTCAAGTTCCTTTTTCCTTGCAGGCCTTTCGTCCTCGCTGCCTCAGAACATCAAGGCCTACGCCAAGGAAGGCTTTTCCGAAAATCCCATCGTCTTCGCCTGCGCCAGCATTATCGCCAATGCAGCTGCGAGCGTGAAGCTTGAGGTCTATACGACCGACGCGAAGGGCAACAAGAAGGTCGATACCAAGCACCCGCTGCTTGATCTGATGGCAAAGCCCAATCCGATGCAGACGTGGGAAGAGTTTGCGATCGAGATGGTGGCCTGGCACCGCGTAGCAGGGGAATTCTTCATCCTTCGGCTACCGGAGACGGGCAAGCCGAAAGAGCTTTATATCCTCAACCCCGACCTGATGGACGTGAAGGGTGCCGACAGCGGCAACATCCCCCTCCGCTACGAGTATGGGACCGGCGAAAAGAAGAGCGTCTATCCCGTCAATCGTCTAACCGGCGAAAGCCAGATTCTCCATATCAAGACGTTCAACCCGAATAACCAGTGGCGCGGTCTATCTCCCCTGAGCCCCGCTGCGCGTGCCACGGATATCCACAACAACGGCAGCCGGTGGAATTCCAATCTGCTGCAGAACAGCGCCCGCCCATCTGGTGTCGTTGAGGTTGCCGGCACGGTCGACGAGACCACGGTCAACCGCCTGCGGGAGTATTTCAAGAAGGCATGGGAAGGGGTTTCCAACGCGGGAAACGTCCCGTTGCTGACCGGTGGTGCCAAGTTCACCCAGCTCTCCCATAGTCCGAAGGATATGGACTTCGAGAAGAACATGGCCGGAGCCGCCAAGGATATCGGCCTCGTCTACGGTGTGCCGCTACCGCTGCTCACCATGGAAGCCGCCACCTTCTCCAACATGGACGCCGCACAGGAGCGCCTTTGGACGGATACAGTGCTGCCGCTGCTGAATCTGATTATCAAGAAGCTCTCCCAATTCCTTGTTCCGATGTTCGATTCCAGCAAGAGTGGGGTCACGCTGGCCTATAATGCTGATTCCGCGCCGGGGTTGGAGCCACAGCGTGAGCGCCTCTACAAGCGAATGAAAGATGCCGTTGGCGGCGGTCTGATTACGCCGAACGAAGCGCGGGCGGAAATGGGCTTTGAGGAAGTGCAGGGCGGTGATGTACTGCTTGTGCCCGGTACGCTGAAGCCGATCGACCAGGCGGAGAGCCAGCCCACCACCGATATCGTCAAAGCAATGTCGGATTGTGGCTTCTCGGCAAAGGAAATCGCCGAAGCTCTGGGCGTAAAGGAAGCCGCATAGGTGCTTTTCCGCGCCAAGCCCGATCCGCTGCTTGCCCGTTGGGATGAACTGATGCGGTCGGTAGAGGTGCCTTTCGCCGCCGCCGTGGAAGATGAGAAGAACCGCTACATTCAGGAAGCAGCGGAGGCGTTTCCCGTCACCCTGCGCCTGAGCGACACCGGCTATGAGCTGCATCGCTCCAACATGGCGGAGATCGCCAACCGTTTCGACCGCATCGCCATCCGTATCGCGCTTCTGGAGGCCCTTAAGGGCATCAAGTCAGCAGTTCGCATAATGGAGAAGCGGGAAGGGTGGGAAAGCCTCTGGTTCTATCTGGTGAGCAAGTGGGTGCAGGACTTTGGTGCCCAGCGGGCCCGCGAGACTGCCGATACGACCCGATCGGACATGCAGCGGATTATCGATGTCGCCTTGTCGGCGTCAGAGGAGTTCAATCCCCAACAGGTCGCGGTGAAGCTGCTTCGTGTGCAGGGCATCAGCGCGTTCCGCGCCCGCACGGTTGCCCGCACCGAAACCCACGCCGCCATGATGTACGCCAGCGAGGAGGGAGCTGCCAAGCTCGGGCGTGATCATGAAGTCACCATCCTGAAGTCATGGCTTCCGGTGCAGGATGAGCGCACCCGCGTTAATCACGCTGCCATGTCATCCCATGTTGCCATCGCCATGGATGCTGATTTCATTGTTGGGGGAGCGCTCATGAAGCGTCCGGGCGATCCGCGTGGTGGTGCCGCAAACTGCATAAACTGCCGCTGCGTACTCACTTATAAGGAGCAAGAATAGATGTTGCGTAAACGTATAGGTTGTGAGCAAAATTAATCCCATGAAGAACAAGCATCTCGAATTCGACGCCAATTTCAAAGCCGTAGGCGATGAGGATTCGGGCGAATTTGAAGGCTATGGCTCCGTCTTCGGCGTCATCGATTCCTATAACGAGGTTGTCGATAAGGGCGCATTCGCTGACAGTCTGGCAAAGAACGGGCTTCCCAAGCTTCTGCTCCAGCATTCCACTTGGATGGTTGGCGGAATCTACCTCGAAGCCCGGGAAGATGAGCGTGGCCTCTACGTCAAGGGGCAGCTCAACCTCAAGGTCAATGCCGCCCGCGAAGCCTACGAGCTGCTGAAACAGGGAGCGCTGACAGGCCTCTCCATCGGTTTCCGCACATTGGAAGAGGAAATCAACCGGGAAACAGGCATCACCCACCTCAAGCGCGTGAAGCTCTACGAAGTGTCCATCGTGACTTTCCCGGCGAACGAAGCCGCCACCATTTCGACCGTTAAATCGGCACCCGGCACGGTCCGGGATTTTGAATATTTCCTGCGTGAGGCAGGCAATTACAGCCAACAGGACGCGAAGCTTATCGCCTCCAAAGGCTTCAATGCACTCCTGAAACACCGAGAGGGTGGTGACGCTGCATTGGCTCAACACGCGCTGGAAGGCGCTATGAACCAATTAAGAAAGTTACTACCCAATGCCGCAGGAAACGGATCTCGCTAAAATCGGCGAGGAGTTGCAGACTGGCCTTGTAGCCCTGCAAAAAGCTCAAGAAAAGCAAGTTAAGGACACAGACGGTCTGGTGAAGGCCGAAGTTAGTCGCGTGGCCGAAGACCTCGGAAAGAAGTTCGAAGAGCTTCAGGACGGTCAGGACAAGCTCAAGGCAGCAATGGAACGTGTTGCCGCCAACGACAACACCAAGCCCGAAGATGCCAAGGCCAAGCTCGAACAGGAGGCCTTTAAGTCCTTCCTGCACGCTGGCGGCGATATCGCCAAGTTGGCTCCGGAGCATGTGAAGGCACTGTCTACTGACAACCTCGCCAACGGTGGCTATCTGGTTCCGGCTCAGCAGCTCGGCATCATCAATGGCCGCATCTTCGAAACCTCCCCGATGCGCCAGGTGGCCAATGTCATCACCACCAGCAACAAGAGCATCGAAGTCATCCTTGACGACGACGAGGCTTCTGGCGGTTGGGCCGGTGAAGGTGACACGCCGACTGAAACCAGCACTCCCCAGCTCGGGCGTCTCGAAATCGTGGCCAAGAAGCTCTACGCTTATCCCAAGGCGACGAACGAAATGCTGGCCGATGCTACCGTGGACATGGAAGCATGGCTCACTGGCAAGATTTCCGACAAGTTCGCCCGTCTCGAAAACACCGCCTTCATCAGCGGCAACGGTGTGAACGCTCCTCGTGGGATTCTGACCTATAATGCCGGCACTAGCACCTACGCCCGGAACACGATCGAGCAGATTGCCAACGGCAGCACCACTGCTCCGACCGAGGCCGGTCTTATCTCCCTGATGGGTTCCCTGAAGGAAGACTACCAGAACGGCGCCAGCTTCCTCATGAAGCGCTCCACCTTCGTCGAATACTTGAAGGTGGCTGGCACTACCATGTTCCGCTTCTTAAACCTTCAGCCTCAATCTGGCCCTCAAGGTCCGGTTCTGGGCGGTTCGCTCACGCTGATGGAAAAGACCGTGCGCCTTGCTGACGACATGCCTGTCATCGCCAGCAACGCGCTGTCAGTCGCGTTCGGCAACTTCGGCCGTGCCTACACCATTGTCGACCGCAAGGGCATCTCCGTGCTGCGCGACCCCTACACCGCACCAGGTCTCACCAAGTTCTACGCTGAAAAGCGCACGGGCGGCGGCGTGACCAACTTCGAAGCCATCAAGCTTCTGAAGATGTCGGTCTCCTAAGGTAACAACGAAAGTCACGAACATGCAGTTCGATTCCGCACAAGGCATGGCCCCGATCACGGCAGTGAACACCGGCGCCATCTCCACCAGCACTACCACTGCGGGGGTCATTATCGACACCCAAGGCTACAACTCGCTCACGTTTATCCTGAACATGGGCGCCCGTACGGACGGGACATATACCCTGTCCGTCGAGCACGGCGATGCCGCCAACCTCTCCGACACCTCAACCCCTGCCGCCGACGACCTCGTTGGCACAGCGGCCGGTACGGCACTTGCCGTCGCGCAGGGTGTGAAGAAGCTCGGCTACGTCGGCAACAAGCGGTATGTCCGCGCTAACATCGTCAGCACCGGGGTAACTTCCGGCGCAACGGCAGGCGCGCTGGCGATCCTCGGTCGTCCGTCCGTTGGCCCGATCGCCCAATAATGTGAGGGGCGGTTATCCGCCCCTGATTTAAAAACGAAAGTTCATTTCAATGAAATTCACTAAAATCATGCTGGCAACCTCCGCTTTGGCGGCTGTTGCCGTCGCCGCGATCGCGCAAACCTATACGACGGACGGTGACAAAACCACCTACAGCGTCTCGCGTGGCCGCCTCGATAACGGTACCGCCGTTGCCGACCGCACCTTCAATGATACGCGCTCTGATATTTATGCCGGGTATAAGTGCGGCACCGTCGTGAGCGTGTCTCTGGTGTGGAAACTTGCTGACGGCACCACTGTCAGCGCGTCCACGGTTCCCTGCGATACCACCCAGCGGTTTGCCACCAACCTCGGCCCGCAATTCGCGCAGTCCGTCGCCATCAGCCCGACCACCACTGTCAGCACCACTGCTGGCGGCGTGAGCGCGACCATCGTTGAGACCAAGAAGTAAGGAGCAAGGCGATGAAAATCAAAATGCTCCGCTCCAAGATGGGCTCGAACGACGGGCACTCCACCCACTACTACGAAGAAGGCCAGGAATACGACGTTTCCGAAGCCCTCGGTCAATCGTTTCTCGATGAGAAGCTGGCCGAGATCGTAGCTGAGGAAAAGGCAGAAGCCGCGCCGGAGAACAAGGCGATTGCCAAGGCTCCGAAGAACAGGGCAGAAGCCGCGCCGGAGAACAAGTAGGTGTCGAACCTCAAATCCTACACATTGGTAACGGCACCGGCCTCTGAGCCGGTGTCGCTTCCCGATGTGAAAACATATCTGCGGATTGACGGCACTGCCGATGATGCCGTTCTCACCACCCTCATCGCGTCCGCCCGCCGCACCGCTGAGGAATACACCAAGCGGGCCTTTATCACCCAATCGTGGAAGCTGGTCATGGACAGCATCTGTGACGATATCGACCTTCCCAGCGGCTATTATGTTCTTCCGACGCCATTCCTCGTCAATGGCAGCCAATTCATCCAGCTTTCGCGTCAGCCTATCCAAACCGTCACTTCCATAAAGACCACGGACACCTCCAACGTCCAATCCACAGTCAATACCGTTGTTTACACGCTCGACACCGCCACCGGCCGCATTCTGCTCAACGATGGCTACAGCTGGCCGACGAATCTGCGTTGCCGCTCCGCCGTCGAGGTTCAATTCGTGGCAGGCTGGGCGAATGCCGCCGCCGTGCCCGATCCCGTCAAGCAAGGCATCCTTCAGCACGTTGCCGCCAGCTATACCAACAAGGTCTGCTCGGACATTCCGGCCGGTGCCAAATCCCTCTACGACGCGTTCCGCCTTCCCGAGGCATTCGGTGCCTACTAATGTGCAAGTGCGGGTCCGACTTCTCATCTTCCGCCAACACCCGGATTTTGGTGCAGTCGCCGGCCGAAACCTCCGACGATTTCGGCGGGCGCTCTGTGGTGTGGAATGATCTTGTTTCCCTCTGGGCCGTGGTTGAACCCATGGCGGGGAGGGAAATCTACGTCAGCGCTCAACAGCAAAGCCGCGTTGATGCCCGCATTCTCATCCGGTACCGCTCTGACCTTTCTGACACTACGACCGCTTCCCGCAATCGCGTGCAGGTCGACAGCCGCTTCTACAACATCGCGGCGGTGCGGAATCTCAGCGACGATCTGAAGACGGAGGGGAAGGATTTCCAGCAGCTCCTTTGCATGGAAGGTCAGCCCGCATGACCGTCCGCAATGCCGACAAGCTCATCAAGAAGCTGCAACGCCTGCCCATGGACCTGCGCGGCGGTATCGGCTCGGCTCTGACGCTCTCCGTTATCGAAATGGATGGCTATGCGAAGCAGCACATTTCAGGCGGCGGCCGATCGGGTCGCACCTATCGTCGCGGGTCGGTGACACATCAGGCTTCCGCACCAGGCGAATTCCCGAAGACGGACACTGGCCAGCTCGTTAGTTCGCTGTTTTTCCGTGTCGGCGCCGACAAGCTGTCAGCCTTCTTCGGCACAAAGCTCGCCAAGGGGAAGTGGTTGGAATTCGGGACCAGCCGTATGCGCGCCCGCCCGTGGCTTCGCCCTACATTCATGGCATTGCGCGACAAGATCACCACCCGCGTACGGTCGGCCGTCAACGAAACACTGAGGAAGGCCCGTGGTTGATTCCGCCGCATCCGTCATCAAGGCTGCGGTCGCAGCACTGAAAGCCAATGCGGCTGTCACCACCCTTGTTGCGGGCAGGGTGTTTTCCGACGTGCCTGAGGCTTCCACGTTCCCCTACATCGTCCTGAGCATCCAGAGCCAGCCCTTTGCCGCCAACGATTTCAGCGGCCAGAGCCATACCCTGAAGATCCAGACGTTCAGCCGCGACAAGACCATTGGTGGCGCTCTCCTTGTCCGCGCTGCCGCCCTCACGGCGCTCGACCGCAATGAGCAAGCCCTGACTCTCGATGCGGGCACGCTGGTGAAGTGCGAATACACGGGATTCAGCGACGCCTTTAAGGAAGACGACGGCCGGACGTGGCAAGGCTACGCGGAACTGGAAGTGGTTGTTGTTTGATGTTGCGCAACCATCGGTTTAGGCGCTAGTCTGAATTCATAAATGAAAGGGTCATAATTTGGCTGCACAGAAAGGACGGGCAGTGCTCGTCAAATATAACTCCACCGGCTCCACCTACGTGACCGTGGGCGGTGCTCGGGAGCTGACGCTCACGATCAATAACGAGCCCGTAGACATCACCAATTCCGATGATGCCGGTATCCGCAAGCTTCTTGAAGGGGCGGGCGTCAACTCCATCAGCATAAAGCTCCAAGGCGTTTACGTCGAAGACGCCGCCGCCGCTGCAATCCGCGTCGATGCCAGCACCAACGCCCACCGGAACTACCAGTTCGTCATGCCGGGCGCGGTCACTAAGACCTATCAGGGCAGCTTCATGATGGCTTCTTACGAGGAAGCCGGTTCCTACAACGGTGCCGCCACCTACAACATCACGCTCGAATCTGCGGGCGCGGTCACAATCAGCTAGGAGGCGACATGAACAAGAAACCTCTCCTTATAGCCGCTGTCGCCGTCCTCGGCGTGGCTTCAGCACTGTTGGCGCCGGTTGCCAATGCCCAGACCGCTCCGAACATCAGCACCACCGATATCAGCACGGCTGGGATCAACACCGCTTCCGGTTTACAGGCTGCGTCCCCGACCACCTACTTCAGCAACACAGGTGATGCCCTGTTGATCGTTAAGGGCGGCGGCACCACGGTATCTGCGACGTTGAAGACCCAAGCGACGTCTCTCTATCAGGATGGATACGGCAGCACGCCTCTGTCAGATGTGACGGTAAGCATTCCATCGGCCTCGATTGTCGTAATGGGGCCGTTTCCACAAGGCCGCTGGAATAACCAGTACGGCCTTGTCACCGTCTCCTTCACATCCGTTGTCGGTGTGAGCGCATCAGCAGTCAACGTGCCGCAATAGTCATGGAAAACCTCCGTAACGAAGTGAAAATCACCCTTGCCGGTGAAGAGCGCACCATGCGCGCCAGCTTCGAGGCCATCGTCGCCATCGAAGCAGCAACCGGCAAGAGCATGACGGCCATTATCAATCAGGTGGCGGACGGCGATCTTTCCATCACTCAAGCCGCCACGATCGTTCACCACGGCCTGCGGGGTTATGGGGATTCCCGTCTGAGTTTCGGACAGGTAGGAGCTGCGATCGTCGAGGCTGGCCTTGGTGAAGTCAGTCTTCCCATTGTCCACTTCGTGCAAAGTTCGCTGAATGGCGTCAGCGTGGGAAAGCCCCAAGCGGCGGCAGCATAACGGAGCTGCCGTGGGAAGACATCATGTCTTCCGCGATGGGAATTCTGAAATGGCCACCCGACATGTTCTGGAAGGCGACCTTTTACGAATTTACCGCCGCAATGCGCGGGCACTTCGTATCCCAAGGCATCGACGTGACCCCGCCGATGACACGTGACGAGTTCCTGACCATGAAGGCGGAAGACGAGGCCCGAGAGAGTAACAAGAGAATGCCCGATGCGTGAGCCAAACCTTAGAAGCGCTGGTAGTTGAGCTTCGGGCTGACGTAAAAGGCCTGCAAAGCTCATTGCAGGCCGCTGCTGGCGACGTCCAGCGTTTCAGCAATTCTTCCTCTAAATCAGTCGACGGTTTTCAAGCCGCAATTTCACGCGCACGAACCGCCGTCCTGACCCTTGGCACGGCATGGGCCGCATTCCGGATCGGCAAGGGCATCCTTGACGCTGGTATTCAGATTGAGACGATGCGGAACAAGATGATCGCCGCCACCGGCGATAGTCGCGTTGCCGCTGATGCTCTGGCCTTTGTTCGTGAGGAAGCCAACCGGCTTGGGCTCGACATCCGTACCGCCTCTGACGGGTTCGCCGGTTTCTCGGCATCCGCACTTCGTGCCGGTCTCACCCTCCAGCAGACAAAGGATATCTTCGCGGGAGTAAGCGAAGCTGCCGTGTCCATGCGTCTGCCTGCGGAACAGGTAGGCTTGGTATTCAAGGCCCTCGAACAGATTGCCGGTAAGGGTGTGGTCAGTATGGAAGAGCTGCGCGGCCAGCTCGGTGATGCGCTGCCGGGCGCATTTGAAATCGCCGCGAAGTCGATGGGGAAGACGACCGCGGAATTCTCCAAGCTGGTAGCCAACGGTGATGTTCTGGCGAGCGACTTCTTGCCAAAATTTGGCGCGGCCATCAGGAATGATCTGGGCGGGAGCGTTGATGAGGCGTCGCAAGGGGCGCAGGCAGCCTTCAATCGTCTGGGTAACGCGTTCTTTGATCTGAAGGCGAAGATGGCTGAGGCTGGCTTCATCGACGTCATCACAGACGCGGTCACCCGGTTGACCGATCAGATGAATGACCCGGCTACAGCCGATGGCCTGAAGGGTTTCACAACGCTGCTAGCTAGCATCGCCAGCGCTGCCATCTCAGCTGCTTCTGCTCTCGGTGACTTCTACACCTCGGCCAACAAAGCCATCGAAAGGGCCGGAGATAGCGCCTTCGGTGCCATTTTCGGTGAGGAAGGCTCCAAGCAAATCGCTCTGGCACGAAAGGCCAAAGCCAACGGCCTCAGTGTCGATTCCCAGAAAGCCGTTGACGCTTATATGGCGCATGGCGGTTTGAAGGCCAAGACCGGGAACCCCGCTGATACCGGAGGGCTTTCCAGTGAAGGCGCATACGCTGGCGGTGCCGCACCGGTGAAAGGCGGTTACACCCTCGGTACCGCAGCAAAGCCTGTCGCCAGCGATGACCAGCGCAAGAAGATGGAGGCGGCCCAGAAGAAGGCCGAGGCGGTGCGTGAGCAACTTTCCGGACAGGCTGAATCCCTGAAATACCAGTTTTCCAGCCCTGAGCAGCAAGCCACGATGGACGTGGAGAAGCAGCAGGAGACGTTGAAGAAGGCGCTCGACGCCAAGGCCATCACCGAACAGGAATACCGCGAACTCAGTCTTGAAGCCGAGATGGACTATCAGGAACGCCTTGCGAAGATTCGAGACGACGCGCGGGAGCAGGATCAATCCGCTCTCGAGGATTTCCTCGGTATCAGGATCAAGTCCGAAGACGAGATTCGCAACAAGTCGCTAGCTGACCAGGCGAAAGGCTTCCGCGACACCATTTCCCAAGCGGCCCAGCATAACCGGGTATTCTTCGCCCTCGATAAAGCAGCGGCGATTGCCCGTGCGCTGATCGCTGCGCGTGAAAGCGTGGTATCAGCCTATGCCTTCGGTTCCCGGATTGGTGGGCCTGTTCTCGGCGCTGCTTTCGCTGGCGTCGCCGCCGCTGCTCAGGCCGCAAATATTGCAGCCATCGCATCCACGTCATTCGGCGGCGGCGGGAGTGCGGTGGGTGCCTCGGGTAGCAGGGGGTCAAGCTCTACCTCTGATACCAGCGCGCCGACGTCTTCCGCCTCTTCGGCTCCGGGAAAGAGCGTCTATATCACCCTGAACGGTGACGATGCGGCCTTCTATTCCAAGAATTCCATTCGGAAGCTGCTGGAAGGCATCAATGACGCTCTCAGTGACGGTTCCCAGCTCAAGGTGGCGGTGTCCAACTAATGGTCACGTCGAACGCCCGCATCGGATATGAAAACCTGCTGGAAAACGGCACCGTCACCGCGTCCAGCGAAAACGTCGCTTACCCGGTCAAAAATGCCTACGACTGGCTGACGTCGGACTTCTTCAAGCCAGCCGCTTCCGGAACCATCAACATCGATCTGACGCTGTCCGTTTCCGATGGCGCCGATTATTTCGCCTTTTATGGTCACGACCTCTATAGTCACGGCGGGACCATCAAGCTCCAATATTGGAACGGCTCGGCCTACGTTGACTGCTTTGCAGCCATTACCCCAACCGACAATTCACCCCGCTTCGTCAATTTCACCAGCCAGGCTTCCACGAAATGGCGGGTGGTTATCACCTGCACCAGCGTCTTCAGCATTGCCGTCATCAGCTTCGGTGCCCAGCTCGCGCTGGAATACGGCATGTACCTGAACTGGACGCCGCCGAAGTTCGGGAGAAACACCAAGCTCATCAACAGCCAGTCTGACGGCGGTGCGTTCCTCGGCCGGAGCGTGGTGTCGCTTGGGGTGAGGAGTTCCCTGATCCTCCAGTATGCGTCCGATACCTGGATGCGGTCGAACTGGCTGGCGTTCATCACACATGCGGAGAAGAAGCCCTTCTTTTTCATCCCGAACGTCGGCACGCTGCCTCTCGAAGCCGTCTTTGCCTATACGGAAGACTCCATTCCGGCGCCTCTCCACACCCACTACGGCCATATGGGAGCAACAATCCCGATCTTGGGGATGGTCGAATGAGCTACGACACCCTGCGGGTTAAGGTCGGTCGTCGGCCGATCACCGTCGTTGAGCTGGATCTCGACTCCTGCGCCAGAACCTATGGCGTCGCGCCATGTACGGCCGCTGTTGGCGTCACCGGCACCCAGAAGTGCTTCAATACCTACGGCACCTGTCAGGACACGGCCAATTACAGCAAAACCACCAAAACCTACCGGTTCACCTCGAAGTCGTCTTTCCTGCCGATCGGAGAGACTGTTTACCCCTGCATCGAATCCGTGAGCCTCGCGCCGGTCCAAATCGACGCAAAAGGCTTCTCCGTGAGTGCGTCGGTGACGGTCCAGTTGGACGACTTTCCGCACCACGACCGGGGAGTTGACCCCTATCCGGAAACCCGGAGCTATAACGCAGTCGGGCAGGGCACCTTCTTTGGGAAGCTTCGCGGCCGGAACGCCTATCTCGAAAATCGAGTGATGCGGATTCGTGAGGGATACATCGACGATGACCGCACCATCTACGACCGGACTCGTACCTATTTCATCGACCGGATGGAGGGGCCGGATGCAAATGGCAATGTCCGGATCATCGGGAAGGACGCTCTGCGGTTCGCCGACAGCGAGAAGGCGAAAGCGCCGGCCGTCAGCAAGGGCAGCCTGATAGCTGCGATGAACACCACTATCGACACCCTGACGCTGACGCCATCAGGGATCGGAGCGGATTATCCTGATACCGGCACTGTGCGTATTGATGACGAGATCATCCGCTATGGCGGGCGGACCGGCGACATGCTCACGGGTCTCACGCGCGGGAGCGACGGTTCGACGGTCGACACCCACAACGCCGCCAGCGTGGTTCAGCTTTGCCTTCGCTACACGAGCGCCAGCATCCCCTTCATCCTCAATGACCTTCTGGTGAACTTCGCCGGTCTCGGCGCGGCTTATATTCCGCTGACGGATTGGGAGGAAGAGAATGCCACCTGGCTTGGCAGCTTTACCTCGACCGTGCTGCTGACGGAGCCGACAGGCGTGAAAGACCTGTTGCAGGAGATCATCGCCAGCACCGGCTGCGATCTGTGGTGGGATGACATCGATGCCGAGGTCAAATTCAAGGTGCGCGCCCGGCCGCTGCCATCCAACCTTCCTCCGATACTGAATGAGCTGGAGCATTTCCTTGCCGGTTCGATCACCGTGAAGGACTTGCCGAAAGAGCGCATCAGTCAGGTGGTGATGTACTTGTCACCGACCGGTGCGGCTATCCAGCTGAAGCCTGAGAACTTCCGATCGGTTTCTATTCAGGTGGATACCACGGGTGAGGGGGTCAACGCCTACGGGACGTCTAACGCCCGCACGATCCTTAACCGCTGGGTCGCATCGCTGCAGCTGGCCGACGAGATCGGAATCCGGTTGCTCAAACGATACAAGTCTACGCCCCGCCAAGTGGCATTCCAGATTGATGCTAAGGACGCCACCCTGAAAACCGGCGACCTCGTGGATGTCTCTTCCCGCCTTATTCAAGGGGTGGATGGGGCACCTAATCTTATCCGCTGCATCGTGACCGAAAGCCGGGAAGTCGTAGCTGGCAGCCAATACGAGTACACGGTGATGCAGTCTGATGACACTTTGGGGACTGCCGTGCTGATCGCGCCTGATGGTACACCGGATTGGACCTCTGCCACCGCTGAGCAGAAGGCGACCTACATGTACATCAGCAATGATTCCGGGCTGATGAGCGACGGCGCGACCGGCCCGCTCATTACTTAATTGCTAGGCTGCTGGTTGCTGGGTTACGCTGCTTCCTGAAGAAAGCCTCTCCGTGACCACCTATACCACCCTTACCGATACGACCTTGTCGCAGGACAAGCCGTTCACGCAGTCCATTGCCCGCGCGATGCGGGATAATCCCAAAGCGCTGGCCGAAGGCGATGTCACTGCGCCGGAAGTGATCGGCAACTCGCCGATGTACAGGGCTGACGCCAGCAACACGAGTGCCCTGACGTTCCTCAGTCTGCCCGATAGTTACGACCTCCTAGACTTCGATTTTGTGCATATTTACCCAACGACTTATGCCAGCACGTTCATCATGGAAGTTTCCACCGACAACGGGTCGACCTGGCTCAACACCGGCTATCAACTTGCCGACGACAGTGGATCGACATCAAGCTCGTCTTGGGCGCTGACCGGCACCTCGAACACCTTCAACACGGCGCCGACCGTGCACTCCATCAATGGCCGGCTGCGGACCATGAATTTCTCGTCGAGCACCGTCTATAAGCAAATCGAAGGCCAATTCTTCTGGATGACCAGCGCACCCAGCCTCAGCAGAAAGCGTTTTTACGGGCAGATGGATTCCACCACAAAATTCAATGCCGTTCGCTTCCGGTTCAATACCGGCAATATTGCAAACGGCTACATTATCATGCGCCGCGTGCGTCCATCCTAAGATATATTGCCAAGGTTGTATTTCGATGGCTTAATAAGCCAAAGAAAGTATCCGTCCATGTTCGACCGTCAGCAGTCCATCCGCGAAGCCCGCGCGGTGGACCTTTCCACGTCTGATGACCTGATGCCCGCCAACAGTCCAACGCGATCCGTTTTTGTCGGTGTAGGCGGAACGCTGGTTGTCGAGCTTGTTGGAAAGCCCGGTGTAAGCGTGACCTACACTATTGCAACTGGTACCTGGCGCCCGCTCGCCGTGTCGAAGTTCATCAAGATCGGAACAACAGCCAGCGGCATCGTTGCCGAGTTCTAAATGCAGGTCGGCGTCAGCACTTGGTATCCAGCCGATGTCACCGGTGGGCTTGATGCGGACGTTGCATCGTTCCTTGCCCGCCTGACAACTCCGCCGACAACTGAGCGCGCTTCTCTCTACACTACTCTTATTCTATCGCTGAAATCAGCTGGGGTATGGTCGAAGCTGGATGCTCTCTGGATTATGGCGGCAGCGGATAGTCAGGCTGCAAGACTTAATTTGGTGAGCAGTAGCTATCCCCTGACACCGATTAGCAACCCTGTGTTTACAGTTGACCGTGGGTATACCGGTGACGGGTCAGCCAGTTACCTTGACACCAACCTGGATACAGGCGCCGGAGGCAGTGTTAAAATTCAGAGGAACAGCGCCTTCATGGGCTGTTACGTGAACACAGCTACCACAGGCGCAGATGTACGCGAAATGGGCTCACGTAACTATGCTGTCAACTTACTGAACCTCACAAGTGGCATGAGCTTTCGCAGTTCAGCCACCAACTCAGATTCTACAGTAGCTACCTTTGCCAACTCGATTGGATTTGGGGCCACCAATCGCAACAACTCCGCAAACCACGACGCCTACCGGAACGGAGTTTATGTAGAGACCCTGACAAGAGCTAGTGCAATTCTGTCTTCGTCTAACTGCCTTATCTGCGCCTTTAATAACAACGGTGTACCGTCCCAGTTCTCCACTAAGAGGATTGCATCCTCAGTGATAGGACAGGATTTGACGGCTGGGGAAACCCTCGCACTTTATAATGCCATTCTCTCCTACCTTACTGCGGTAGGGGGAAATTAAAACCTAATAACCGAAAGACTATATTATGCCTGTTCTTGCAATGATAATTATGGATGCTACCGAACGCACCGCTGCCATGGCTCTGAATGAAATTGGTGTTGTTGGTGTTAACCCACGCCTTATCGATAACCCCTTGGCCAACCAGTTAGGTTATGGGACCCTTTTGGGTCTGTATGTGACCGGAGCCCAGTTGATGAATGACCCCGCGTCTGAGCGTTGGTATGAGATGTTCAGTGACAATGATATCCGTGTCTTGGATTCTGAAGTTATCTTCCTGCCATTTGTAGAAGACGAAGAATAGCCTTGCGGGATGCGATGCAGCAGGGTGCAGAACCAAAGAATCGAATGCGCGATTCCTATGTATCCGGCTGCTAAAGCTCCGGTCGGGCGCAACAATACCGGCTTATGCCTGTTATCATCACATGAAATGCATCCCTAATGCCCGACAACGTCTTCTTGTTTCTGATCCATTACGCCAACGAGATATGGATGGCGTTTCTGGGCATGATGGGCGGTTCGGTGCGAATAGCAGTGGGGGTATCAAAGGGCGAGAACATGCCGCCCTCCCAAATGTTTGCCATTCTCGTAACCGGGGCAATTCTGGCGGGCACAAGCTCGAAGCTGTTCACCGGCTGGCTAGGGCTGGGGCCGGAGGCGACAAGCTTTTGCAGCTTCATCGTGGGCATCATGGGAATGAACATCGTGACCCACGCGATCGATACCGATCTGGTCTCAACCATCTTCAAGAAGAAAGCATGAGCGTGAAGATGATCGATACCGTCCTCCGCGTCTGCCGTGATCGGGAATTGCTTTGGTGCTCGGCTATCATCGTTTTCATCGTCGTTGCTGACCGGCTGCTGAGATAGATCAGGAAAGTTCACGATGTGCAGCTTACCCTCAATCGCCTGACGGAAAGTAACGGCGCCAGCCTCGGTGTGCTCAAAGGATTGAGCCGCACCCTCTACACGCTGGAAGAGGCGTGGCGGGAGAACAAACCGAAGGTCAGCTGCGTGCCTGCAGGAAGCTATCGGTGCATTCCGCACGGTTGGGAGGCGGGGACAAAGGTAGCAAAGCCCCGGACGTGGGAGCTTGTCGGCGTTCCTGGCCGGAGCGCGGTCCTGATTCACGTCGGCAACACAACGAAAGACACGGAAGGCTGTATCCTCGCCGGCATGGGGTTGATGGTGACACAGCTCCTTTCGTCCGTCTCCGACAGCCGGATTGCGATTGAACTGATGCGCCGGGAGATCGGGCAGAACGAGTTTATGCTGACAATCGTGGACACCCCTAAAAATTAGGGGGTAAGATGAGGAGCAACGAAAGTCCTCAACGTGAATGCCGTCGTCTCCCTCCTGACCATCCTGCTTCCGCAGCTCTATCAATATTTCACCAAGAACAAGGGCCTGAACACTGTCACCGGCGCCGCTGGTGGGTCAGTTCTGACGGTTCTGCTCATCGGAATGCAGAACGGCTATTACGATCAGGCCATCACCTTCCTGCAGAACAATTGGGAATACGGCGGGTACGCTACTGCTGTGATGGTCGGCCTGCGAGCCGGAGTGCAAGCCTACGCGGCATTCAAGGGCAAATGATGCCCATCCAAGTAGACCCTCCCGAAAGCGGAAACAAAGCCATCGGTTGGGGTGTCCTCGGCGGCGCCGTCTTTCTCGCTGTCGTCTTCATGACGATGCCTCTGGCTGTCCCGCTGGCGCTCGTCGCCATTGGAGCATTCGGAGTCTGGTGGCTTCGCCGTTAAATATTGTCTTGTGATAGGACGGTGGAGAAGTCGAATAACCCGTCAGACGCCGGTAAATCTAGTGATGCGGATTCAGCCCGTGGATTATGTGGGCAACGCGGAATATAACAATAAATTCAACGAAGAAGCGAGTGAATTTCGGCGCTAGTTAGCATGGGGAATAGTGAACGTACCCGGAACTTCCGGAAATGTTCGACTCGACAGGATCAAACGAACATGGTTTATGCGCAGCAGCAGCAGCGAGCACTATTTCTTTTTTAAGGAGAAGTGCGCGCATGGAACAAAACTCCCTCGCATTTGAAGGCTTCGGTATCAAGGCAACCGCCTTGGGAACGCTACCGGTTACCGGCCTGCTTTTGTTGCTGGCGCTTTACCTCATCACTCGATCCATTCTCCGGCATCGGCAGCCTCCTCGTTCGAAGCGACCGAGCAGGTTGAGCGACAAATAAAACCCCGCTTTTCGCGGGGCTGTGGTCGAGTGGTGGCGGAGGTAACGGCCAAATTGTACCTGACACCCTTCCATCATCCCCCATTCTGGGCATGAGGGAACGCCCATGAGCCTTAACCGCCGCCTTCCATGTCTGGTGGCCGTTAGCGATCTTGGACTATCCCGTGCCCAAGGGGCGTGAAGCGGAACGAAAATAGCTTGCCACACCTGAGGGGTGTGACAAGCAATATTCGTTATTCGGCGGCTTGCCGCTGTTCGGCAAAAGCCAGACTCCATATGTACGTCGCCGCATGTCCGGCATAGCTCGCTGCGGAGAAGATGGCCCGGTTGTCTCCTTTCAGCACCTTCAGCCAGCTGTCGATATACGAGGCTGAGCGGAATGATGGGGTGAACCCCAACTGAGCGCACAGGTAGGCCGAACCGAGTTCCGCCACCAGCTCCTCGCTCGCGTAGGCATTGTCACCGAACCGCTTGCCAAAGGTGCGGTTCAGTCGCTTTTCAGCGCCGCTCCAGTGGGTCAGCTCGTGCAGCACGACTCCCCAATAAGCATCCTCGCTCTCGAAAGTACCGATCGTCGGCACCACGATCTCGTCGCGGCCGGGGTAGTAGGCTGCCTTTGACGCACCGTGCGAGAACTTCGCGCCGGTGCCCTTGACCAGGCTGATTGCCTGCTCGTGGGTTGCCTTCCGGTCATCGGGAACCTGAGCTGCCAGATACTTCGGATCGACGGCGTCGAGTTGAGAGACGTGGAAGACCGGATACGATTTCACAATCGTGCCCTGCCGCTCGTCGCCGCTGTCCTCGTCCTTTCTGGTGACATGCTTGGTGAAGATCACATGGGTCGATTTCTCTCCCTTGCGTACCTTGGCGCCGATGCCCGCCACCTGCTGGTAGGTGCAGAATTGCAGGTTGTCGTAGCCACGCTGCTGCGCCGACATCCAGAGCAGGAGAATGTTGCTGCCGCTGTAAAGGCGGCCGGTGACGAGGTTTGACGGGATCATCCCGACACCCTTGATCCGTGCATCCTTCCATGGACGGGTCCACGGCGGCACTCCTTCCTCCAGTTGCTTGATTATAACGGCGGTTACGGAGGCATAAAGGTCATTAGCTTTCATGTTACCTCGCAAGAGGCCAAGCAGAGATTATCTAGCCAAATTATCCCTTTGGCCTGCGAAACGGTTGAAGATGGTTTAGGCTAGATTAAGGAAGGTTAGGGCATGTTTATATTACGGGCTACGATTATATGGCCGCTTATGGTTGTTTGGTGGTTTCTTACGATGCTTGTGAAGGCAATCGTATTTGATATGAAAGATGCCTTGAAATTCCCGATTTATGCTTGGAACAAATGGCGTAATCCGCCGTCACCAACGCATGGGGCGGCAAGCTATGCCACCGACAAAACCCTCAAGAAGCTCGGTCACTTCAATAACGAGGGCTTTCTTATGGGGGTGACGAAGAGCGGCAAGCGGGTGTTCACCAACCCGGAGCGCAGCTCGATCATCATGGCACCGCCTGGTACCGGTAAATCCCAGCACTTCATCGCCGCCTTGCGCGCGATCCTCGAACGTCCTGCCGATCGGCTGCCGTTCCTCATCATCGGCGATGCTGACGGGGAGCTTTACCGCGCAACCGCACCTCTCATGGGGGCGAGGGGCTACAACGTGATGCGCCTCGATGCGGTCGAGCCTGATGAGTGGACGAAATACGATATCCTTTCCGACATCGTTCCGCCGCTGCTGACGGACCCGACGAACGACAATAAATGGCGCTATGACCGCGCTCTTGATGCGCTCGGCAAGCTTCTCGTGCCGGATGAACCGCATTCGAAGCAGCCGCACTTCGTCGAATTCGCGCGCCTGCTGCTCAAGTCGGTGATGACCGTGAACATCAAGTATGAGGGCAACAACAAGCCGATCGGCGAACTGGTCAACGAGCTGATCTCGGAAACCAAACGCGATGACCTCTTCAAGCGCTCGAAGAAGTATGGCGACGACGTGGTGACGGCGGCGCTTGGCGTAATGGGCAAGATGGCTGACAAGCCAGAAGGCCTTTCCATGATGTCGACCTCGCTGCGGAAGCTCGAAGCGTGGAACGACGCGGCGGTGAAGGAACTGACTAGCTACGGGCCGGACATGCACGGCAACTACACGCGCGGTTGGAATTTCCATCAGTTCTTCACGCAGGATCAGCCGGCAGTCCTCTTTGTCCGCACTGGTATCGACAAGGCCGGTGGTGACCTCTCACGCGTCATCTATGGGAACGCGATCAACACCGTCGCCCACATCCGCAACAAGACCGGAAAGCCGCTCAAGCGGGAATTGGAGTTGTTCTTGGATGAGGCGGGGCTGACCGGATACTGCGAACCCATCGAAATCGCCTATGGGCGCCAGCGCAAGGCCGGGGTGAGGGTGCGCATGTGCTTCCTCTCTATGAGGGAGTTCAAGGATACTTATGTCCACGCGGACGATATGTGGAACGGCTCCGACGCCGTCATTTTCGGCGGCGGGAAGGACAGCAAGCTCAATAAAGAAGTGAGCGAGTTGGCGGGTGAGTACACCGTGGAAAACAAGGGGCGGAGCGAGAGTAGGCAAGGCGAGAGCCGGAGCCTGAGCGAACAGCCGCGCCGTCTGATTAAGCCCGACGAGATCCGTGGCCTCGGATACGAGCAGGCGTTGATGCTGCTCGACAGCCTCATCGTGAAGGGGCGCAAGCCATGGCGTAGGGGCAAGCGCGGTATCGATTACCTATAGCCTCATGCCGTTGCCTTCATCGAGAAGCTGAAGCTCGGCTTCATAGCCGCCTTCGAGCAGGAAGGTGCGGAACTCGTCCTCGGTAATGAGGCCTTCGCCATAAGCGGTGACGGCCTCGCCGACTGTGACCACCAAAGCCGCTTCCCTGATTCCGCTGACCATCATCGCCTCGGCGTCGACGATTTCCTGCTCTTCACCGAACATCCGGACAAGCTCGGCCTGATAGGCGAATGCCTTGCGCTCCTCTTGACTTGCCTGGGCGGAAAGCTGATTGACCTTCTGCTCGTAGGATTTCCGCGTGTACTGCACCCTGTTCGCCTCAATCTGAGCGTTGTGGGCCTCAATCTGGGCCTGCTCAGCGCTCTTCCGCGCCGATGTCCTGAACAGCGTGTATCCGAATATCCCGATCGACCGGCCCTTTAACTGGCCGGTTTCGGTCTGGTGTTCAGACAGCCGCTCCTGCGCCCTGTAGGAATCCATGAGGATCGGCAAGCTTTCCTCCTGATATTTCCCGGCCTCGCTCGCCACCTTCTCCCGTTCGGAAACGAGGTATTCATAGCGCTCCTGAGCATCCTTGATCGCCTCCTGCGATCGGTGGAGGTATTCGAGCGTCGTCTTGGTGTCGTGGATGAACTTGATCGTGCCAACGGGGTCTACACCCACAAGGTCACTTTTCAGCATTGGCGTATCGCCCTCGCGGACGTCCTCTGTTGCGGGGAGTAAATCGTCACTGACCTTTTCGGTGGGCTCACCGGTATGGTTGTCGTTGCTGTAACCGCGATGCTCGCCGGGAGCCTCCAGACCGCGCTCTAGGTTGCTGCGGCGGTCGAAGCTGATGGAATATCCGTACTCGCGGAAAAACTCGTTTCCGGTGTCTTCCCATTGCTTGCGCATCCACTCGGTCACGTTGGGCTCAAGGCCGTGCTGCTTGCGCCATGAACGGCTGTGTCCGAACTTCCCGACGCTCTTCCCCGTGATGCGGTCACGGTCGATTATGATGGCATGGAAATGCGCGTTGCCGGGCTTGTCGATGTGCTCCCACGCCTGCGCGTAGGTGCGCCCGCCGAAGGTGATCTTCGACAGGAAACGCTCCATCATTATCAGCCGGTGTGGCTCGGAAACCTCGTTTGGGAAGCTGACGATGAGGCTGTCACCAAGCCTCGCGTTCTTCCGCGTGCCGAGCTTTTCCAGCTCCAGAAAAGCCTGTTTGGTCTCGTAGCTGGTATCGTAAAGGGGAATTCCAACTGTGACGACGTGGCCACGCTTGTTCTGATTGGCTCCATAATGAGCGGCGTTGGCGACCCGTCCATAGCCCCATTCGTCCCGGTTAAAGGACGAGTGTTCGATCCGGAAATAGCCAAATTGCCCCATGCGCCAGCTTACCCTTAGAGCGCAATAACAAGGGACATTTTCGGAGAAAGATGTCTAACTGCGCTATCCCTTATCCACGCTATCGCTAAATGCCTTTTTCCGCATTCAAGCTAGCAGGGAGTAACGGGGTATTGCGGTCACACAGGTGAGGAGAAATCTACACAGGCTAGTCTTGATAGTGGGTGGCCAGCATCTGCCAGCGAGGCGAGCTTGCTGCGTCTCTCCACTTGCGCGGCCACGAGGCTCCTTCTGACAGATTGGAAACCCAGCACACGGCGTCGCTATTCGAGAAGAACCATTGGAACTCGCTTTGAACGTGTTGGCCCAACATAGACTCTTTCTCCCACTGGCCTGCGACGGCGTCGCCCGCGATCCCCTGAAATACAAGATCGTCAGCTATGATAAATGGCTCTAATGGTGGATTGGCGGACGCAACAATCAAGCTGGCTTTGATCGGGCGTTGAGCGAGCGTCATTATGAATCGGGTGACGGCCTTGCGGTGGTCGCCGGAGAACATAACGGTATCGGGACGACTAAGGGAATCATGCTGTGTGAAAAGAGCTGTCGTCTTCTCGGGATCGTCCAGACGGCTGAGAATCAATGATTCAAACTCATCCCTATCCACTCGCGGGCCAATATTAGGAAAATAGAGGTACAGCTGAGTGGCCTCTCTAAGCCGCTCAACCGGGACACCCAGAAGATTGTTAGGGCCAAGGCCAGTATGAATATCGATAACGCCAGCGAAACGTGCGCGTCTGGTGAAGTCGTCTCCAATGTGGATTTGGGGAAGTTGCGGTGTAGGAACAACCTTTACGTCGCTAATGATGGACGGGTCTTCGTGAAATTTGTTGATCAGTTTTCGAGCAATATCGACTTTGGTAATTCGAGATTCACTAGCTTTCGCCAGCATGTTGAACGTGTCTTCGAATTTCTTGACATAGGTCCTGCCAACTGCGTGACTGAACTGATCGTCGCGCTTGGGATAGGGCCGATAATCGTTTGTTTTTGCAGGCATATTTAACCCTCTGGCAAAACTAGTAAAGTTACTAGTAGTGGTCGAGTAATGCCTAGCAAACTAATATTTGTCTAGCAAAGTCTTTGATGCGCGGAGTGCTCTCGACAGTGACGGGTGGGGATGTCTCCACCGGCTGCAAAAACGGAGCATCCGATGGCATACATGACAATCATTCCTCCCCGTAACGGGCCGAAGCCGAAGAATGACAAGGCCCGGACCTACGGGGGGCAATCTAATCCAGTAGACCCCCGGGTGCCGCACGGACTCGTCCAGGTCTATTCGACCTTCTCGCCGGAATACCTTTACTTGGGCACCTACAAGCCCGTGAGCTTTGAGCGCATCCGCTACTGGCCAGAAACACGCGAGTTTGTGGTCGTGCTGTGCTCTGAGGTCTATTGCACGACTACTCATGCCCAATGGACGGAGCGTTTCGTGTGGGCCTATCGCGGCCACATGGTCGAACTGAAACAGTTCGGCGTGCGGAGCGGCTGGCGTCAGTCGAGGCATCGTTGAACATGAAAAGCATCGAAATGATCCTCGGGTTCGCACTCCGCATGTGCGAACTCTTCGTCAAAGCGGGCATCAGTCTCGTGACGGCCATTCTCCGCATCGCAGGCTCCGCTATCATGGCGGGGCTTGCACGCCACCGGCAGCCGCAACCGCCGCCAAACGTTGTTCCTTTTCAGCGTAGGAGGCGCAAGAAGAAATGGCCAAGGACGCTGCACTAAAAACGCAGGCCGGGCTGATTGGCGGGATGGTGGTCATCTATCTCGCCAATAACGTCTCGGTGCTGATCTGGAATTACCCCTTTCTCTATTGCTGGGGGCAATCACCCGCTAGTCGGCTGTATCTCGATTGGGGACTGCCGACCCTCTATCTGGCAGCCGCCTACATCATCTGGCGGCTGCTGCGACGGCAACTGACACATGCCTTCGTCGGCGTTCTGGCCGTAATATTGATCATGGAACTGCCGAGAATATTTGATATGATGTTCAGACTTGGCGGTAGTTGCCATGGATGAATTGAAGCAAATGCGAGAAGGTGCTGCAAAAGAGTACGGTATTACGATGTTCCGTCGCTACAGCGAGCCGGAAGCCGCCCACTTTTTGCAGATGGACTTGAGTACCCTGAGACGGATGCGACGCGCCGGAAAGGTGCCATTCGTGGCCCTAGGAGAACGGCAAATTAGATATCTCGGCATCCACATTGTTGACCTCATTCTTAAAGGTGACAGGTGGCGAGATATCAGCGACGTGAGTTCCGCGTAGGGGACTGGTACTTAACGCAGCGAGGCAATTCGCCTGCGTGGTACCGTACCCGCTATGACCCGGAAACCAAACGCACTGAGAGAGTGAGCTTGTCCTGCGTCGACTTCGACCAGGCGAAGGAAGTCCTGACGGCGTGGTTTTACGAGCATCTCAAACTAGCGTCTGACAATCTGGCGCCGGAGAAGGTTTCTCTGGCGTCAGTTCTGTTGGATTACTGGAATAATCACGCCCGCCAGCTTGCGTCCGCCAAGAGCCGCAAGATCCTGATCCGCTACTGGAACGAGTTCTGGAAGTCGGCGACGGTCGCGGACGTCCGGAACCTGAACAAGCAGGAAGAATTCCAGCAGCACCTTTTCGCCAAGGGCCTGAACGTCGGCAGCGTGAACCGCACGCTGGAAGTCGGCGCCGCCGCGATAAACAGGGCGTGGAAGCGCGGGATCATTTCCAGCGTCCCGTTCATCCACAAGGTGAAGGATGACCGCGACAGTGCCGATACGAAGAAGGGTGCCGATATCACTCTCGATGAGCTTAGGGCCTTCTACCGTGGCAGCGAAGTCGATCATTGGCACGACCTCCTCACCATCCTCATCGGGACGGCATGCCGACCCGCCGCCGCCCGCGAGCTGGCGAAAGAGCAAATCGATTTCGCCAACGGCCTCGTCTACCTCAATAAAAAGGGCCGCAGGCAAACCGGCAAGAATCGGCCAACGGTCAAGCTGCCTCCGACGATGGCGGCGCGGTTCCGGGACCGTCCTGATGGCGTACTGGTGCTTTGGCGGGGGCAGGCGACGGAGAAGAATGAACGGCTTATGCGGATTGCGCGAAAGCGGGCAGGGCTGGGCGAGGATGTGAACCTGTATTCCATCCGCCACTTCTGCGCCCGCTGGATGCGGAAGAATGGCGTTGATCCATGGTCGGTAGCAGCGCAGCTTGGCCATAGCGCGGGTGGGAGATTGACGTTAACTGAGAGATACGCCACCGCTGACCCGTTGTACCTCCAAGGGCCGTGTAATGCCCTCGAAACTCTTTTGCAGGCCGTCGTCGCGCCAATCGCGGGCGAGAAGGCACCTCAAACCCTTGCTGCGCAGGGGTAG